GCTGCTCTTCGGCTTCGAAGTCAATGCTTAGCAGCGCTTCGAGCTTTCGCTCTTGCTGTAAGATCTCAGCTTCATGCTGACCCTGCCAGTCAATGACTCGCTTACGGGCGGCTTCAATCAGCTGCTTATGTCGTTCGGCATGCTTCTTCTGCTGCTCGATCAACGCTAGCTGAAGCTTCAACTCCGCTTCAGTTGCATGCATCTGCACCTTAAGAGCATCGGCCTTGCGCGAGAGCACTGTGATGCGTAGCAGCTCCTCGATCAGCGCGCGTTGCTCTGGACCTTTTAGGCTAAGGAACGCCGTCGAGTTGCCGTTGAAGAGGATGATCTGGCTGAAGAGGTTGTAAGAGAACCCGATGATCTCTTCGACCTTCCGGTCAAAGCTGTCATCACCTCGATTGACAGATGCAGGCGTAATGTCAGCGCCGTTCTTCATGAGCGTGACACCAGTGTCATGACCTCGGCGCCGCTCAATGCTGTACTTGTCGGCGCCGATCTTAAGGCTAACGCCTGCCTCCATGGTCACGTCTTTGCTGTTGTTAATGTTGTTGATCAGCATGTCCTTCTTGACATCGTCCCGAGGGATCTTGTCATAGATGACATAGCTGAGCACGTTCATCAACGTAGTCTTACCAGCGCCCGACGAGCCGCCTTCATCGATGTTCTCACCAACGATGAAGGTTGTGCCGGATTGTGTCAAGTCAACTATGGTCTTGACGTTTCCAAAACTCATGAAGTTCTTGAACCACAAGCTTTCAAAGACGAGGCTGCTCATCCCTTGCGAGCCTTCTTCTGTGCAGTGATTTCAGCTTGCATGACAGCGCGATCAGCTTCCATATGTTGATGTGCTTCAAGAATTGAGATCTCGACAAAGAGGTCAGATGTCCACACTTGAGCCTCGCGATGCTTGAAATACTTGTTGATGATAGTCACGTTACAGCGTCCTTATCTGTAAGTTCAATCTTCAGCTCTTTGTAGATGTCGAGCAGCATCTTAACATCATACTTGCCTTTGGCTGAAACGTCATTAGAGGTTGCCTCGAGCTGCGCTGTGACAAACTCGTCAATGCTGGTAAATTGCAGGTCTTGAGGTACAATAGGTCCGTCATCACCTTCGATCAGCTCTTGCTTAGCTTCACGGTCCTCTTCGAGAACCATGTCACGTAAGTTGTAAGCTGAGATCATAGCTTCGCGTATGTCTTGCACTTCGGTGTAGCTAACGTCGATGTCAACGATGCACTTCACTCGGGCCTTTGCTTGCGGCGTCCACTTCTCAGCGATCACGTCGCTCAGCTTGACCTTCGCGTAGGTTGGGCAGTCAGCCCAATCTGCAAACTTGACCTTGTCTGCGGCAACGTCATAGACCGCCATACCACGAGCCATGTCATCAGCGTCGCTGAAGTCCATCGGGAATGCATTTCCAATGTAGCAGACGTTGTCAACTACCTGCCGCTTGTGAAAGTGACCTGAGAAGATCTTCTTCGGGCCTGTGAACAGCTTATGATCAGGTCCGTGATCCATCACCGTGTTGTACCCGGTAATGACAAAGTTCTTAAATTCGAAGTGGCCAAACCAGGCATGCTTGTCATTATGTTCAAGCATACCTTGGTACTCAGCGTCAAAGAGGAACGGTGAGAAGATGCAGTTGTCGACCTGTGTAACCTTGTCAATGACCTGCACGCCTGGGATCTCGTTGAAGATCCTCGTAGAGAAGACCTCTCTGGTCGTTCGGCGATGAAGGTCGTGGTTACCCACGACGAAGTAAACCGGGAGGCCTAGTTCGCCGATCATATGCATCCCACGGTAGGAATACTCGAGGGTCTCGATGTTGATCGCTGACCGGCTTTCATACCAGTCACCAAGAAACCCTATGTGCGTGATCGTTTTGTCTTTCTTGACATTGGCGCAGAACCAAGTAAGAAAGTCGAGGCAGTCCTGATTGTGGACCTTTGAGTTGCCTCGACGACCGAAGTGAATGTCAGTGAAAAGCGCTATCTTTTTAAGCTGGGACATTAGTTGGAGTAGGTTCGTCGTCAAAGTTCAACAGCTCAATGCTTGCTGCTAGAACTTGCCCCGCTGCCTCTAACCGTGCTTCCTCTGCCTTCTCGATCTCAGCTGTACGCCTGATCTTAGCTTCGCTGATCTCAGCGTGGAGCTCTCGTAGCTCCTCCTTCACGTCTGATGACTGGTCGCCTAGGCCGTTCTTGTACTCCTCTTGGAAGTTGAAGCTCGGATTCTCACCGATCTCCACTAGCATAGCGTCACGAATGCGGCGATGCTTCTTCTCATTGTTGAGGTAGCCTAAGAATGAGTTGTGGATGCACTGGGTGTAGAAGGCAAACGGGTTAGATGACCGTTCAGGCTTGAACTTCAGGGCATTCTTACAGAGGTCAGCGAGCGCCTCGGCAATCATGTCATCGATGTACGTGTAGCCTGAGAAGTTCGGCTTTGAAGCGTAACGCGTAGTTAGCATGTGCAGCATCATCGCGAGCTTATTGCTAAGCTTTCCTGCCTCTTTGCATTTGATGACTTCTGCTAAGAGCTCCGCGTTCTTGAGATAAAACACTTTTTCGCCGGTGGGCTGAATGGCCATTTTTGGTTCCTGTTCGTCTAGTACCAAGCCTCTCCTTTAAGGCCGTGTCATGACATAGATGGATCTTACCACATTTATGCTCGGAAGACTAATTAAGGCGCTAAGCTAGCATACGGTAAATAGTCCATGGTATTTATCAGGGCCATTTTGGCGATGCTCAATGAAGATTTCAACATTACTTGAAGAGCGCCGGCTCTTAGCCGTGGTTTACGGCGGACGGTTTCAGCCCTTTCATAAAGGCCACTACGCTGTTTACAAGCAGCTATGCAAACAGTTCGGTGAAGGCGCTGTTTGGATTGCTACCTCCAACAAGACCAACTTCAACCCTGCAAACGGCGATGTCTCTCCCTTCACGTTTGATGAGCGCGCTGAGATCATGACTCAGATGTTCGGCATCTCGCCCGACAAGGTCATTAAGTGCAAGAACCCCGCATTCTCGCCGAGCGAGGTGCTCGAGCAGTACAAGGCACCTGTGATCTGCGTGATGGTTGCAGGCGACAAGGATGTAGGTCGCTACAAGGACTCTGACAGCTATCAACCGTACCCCATGAAGGGTGGGAAGCCAGTGCCGTTTGACAACGTAAGCTCGACGCTTAAGACAGCAAGCGGTGACCCAGCAACGTTCTACTATGTCATCAACAATGCGCGTGACGGCGAGCAGTCGGGTACGACAATTCGTGCCGCATTCACTAAGGCCGGTGATGATCATGACGAGCAGGTAGCAGCGTTCAAGAAGTTCTACGGCTCTAAGGTTGATGATGAGGTGCTTGACTTACTAGTAAGCAAGATCAAAATGATCAAGAAGCCTGAGCCGAAGGAAGCTAAGAAATCATGAACAGTACCTCTGTGGTAAGCCACTTAGCAAAGCTAAAATTTTTCAATGTCAGACTGAGCTCATCGACGCTGGCTTTGACGAGGAGGCAGAATTTTGAACCCGCCGTTTAATGACTCTTTCGCAGCTGAGTATGACGAGCTGTCAATGCACCACTCAGAGCTGCCTAAGCCTGCTGGATGCTATGTCTATGAGCCTGACAACCATGATGACTATCAGTGCTTAGCTATCTGGCAACCAGCGCCTGAGCTAGGTGCTCGCGAGTGGATTCGGAACGGTAAGCGCATTCTGATCGGGCTCTACCGTGATGAAGGACGCGAGACTCAAGCTCAACCGTACACTGCTATGACTTGGACTAGGTCATCCGCTGTGCTGACTGTAACATGCGCAAAAGCGCATCATCTAGCCGTAGGCGACCCTGTATCTCTTGAAGGAATTAACACCCCTGGGTTCTCAACAGCAACTGTGACTTCTGTTTCAGGTCTTACATTTCAAACGATCACAGCCATAGTAGGAGCTACATCGGGCGCTGGAGTTTATGCTCCCGAGAAGCTAATCAACTTTGTTGAAGATTATGTAGTCTTCAGGCTCTTGCCTACGTTTCGGCCTGTTAGCATCGCGACAGTCCTTGAAATCCTAGACGGTGCGGATCCGTTACATTCACGTAAGCAAGTCAATCTAACTAACATTACAACCGGCGATGTACAGCAAACAACAGAGATTACGACTCGTACAACCTCCGCTCTCTATCGCAGGCATCGCCAACAGCTTGACGAGCTCAATAAGCCGCTTCGGCAAACATATGACGCGCGTGGGCGAGTCATTAAGCCGGATCTAAGATTTAGCAAGCATGCAAACGCAAAGCTGTATGTAAACGTGCCCATGGTAAATCAGCATGATCCTATCCCTACAGCAAACAATAGCTTACCCGTCCACGATTTTTACGGCTTTGACTTAAACGATCCTACCAGAGGCCCGTTCTATAGGTCTGACATCGTAAAGTATGACAACAGCTCAGCTGTTGGTCTGTCACGGTTCATGAACAACGGTTCGACAGTCTATGCTGGCATTATTCATGATGTATTTGGCGACTACGTAGTAGGCGCTCGTTCAAATAACACGTTAATCACTCGCAAGCCAGTTCAACCGCTGCTTGTTGATCATCATAACACGCCGTATAAGCGGCCGATTGGGAGAGGCTAATGGCTGATGCAGATTTTAAAGTAAGACTTACTGGTCCAGGCGGTGCAGTTGTATTTGAGGCCTCTGCCCCGTTAAGCGAGTCAAGACAAGCCGAATACAACGGCTTTGACATCACGCATCTACCTACAGCGTTGATCAGCTATCGAAAAACCACAGCTCGTAACTTTAGCATTTCGGGTAAGCTTGTCTCGCGCACAGCCGATGAGGCTGCCGCTAATGCCAGCATCTTAGATAAGATTCGCTCGTGGATTTTGCCTGACTTTGGCTCAACGGGTGCAGCGCCGCCAATCTTGACCCTCTATGGTTATCGAAACCGTAACATTGACGGTCGCCGCGTAGTAATCAAGTCATACAACTGGTCATTCCCTGATGACAACGTTGACTTCATTTTTTCAGGAACCGCCGATCAGCAACCAATGCCTGTCATAGGCATGCTGCAGGTAGATCTTGAAGAGATCTATTCAGCAGAAGAGGTCTCTCAAGGTGAGTGGAAGATGAAAGGCCTTAGCAGTAATGCGGGTTCGTTTGCCTTTGGTAACCAAGAAAAAGGCGACTCATTTGACCTGACCGATCAGTTCGGGCTTGGGCGCACCGACCCGTTAGCGACGCAGATTCCATCAGCCTCAAATCTTTCATCTGTAATGTCGGCTTTGCAAGGCGGAAAGCCTACAATACCAGGTGTAATAGCCGGAACAATAGCTCGTACTTTGGGCACAGCCGCGCTTAATAGCCCAGTTGTCAAAGAGATTACTGGGGCTTTACCTCCTGTGCTTAAAAATATCTTTGTAGGCGGAGCAAACGTTGCTATTAGCGAAGTTGGTAAAATTGTGACAGGAACCGTATCAAGCGTAACTCGATCATCATCGGCAATCGGTTTTAACCGAGAAGCGCCGTTACCTGCACCAGGTCCGATAGGAGGATAACATGGTTACAACTACAAATGCTATTGGTAGTGATGCATCCGTAAAGGACTCAACCACTAATCAGCTAAACGGACGTTATGTAAGAGGCGGTGAAACTGAAGTTTCAGCTCGATTTGTCGAGTGGTGGGAACGTTCAGACATTCAACATGATACAACGGATACAGCATACGTGCTCGAAGCAAAGTATGTTGGCAGGCCTGATCTATTAGCGCATGCATTCTACGGTGACACAAGGTTAAAATGGGTGATCATGCAGTATAATGACATCTTAGATCCAAGCGCTGAGTTAATTGCAGGGCGAATTTTGTTAATGCCATCGTTAAGTAAAGTTAACTCAGCATTTGCGGCTACCACGGTAGGTGGTAAGCCTACGACAGCTATAGGGGCATAATGTCAATTCCAGCAAACCCGCTTGATAAGTATGCATCATATGTTTATCATTTTGAGCTGCACGCAGCTGATAGCTGGGATAAGCTTAAAGATCTATCTGTAAAAGATGAAAATGCAGCAACGACCCGCTTTGATCCAGGCGGTTCAAAAGGCACGCTGCTAATCAATACGCGTAAAGACGCCCATCAGCAGATAGATGAAGTTAAGTTCCATGCGATGGCTGAGGCTTCAGCATCGACTGAGCTTTTGATCCCTATCAGCTTAGTGTCAATGACGGTTACAGAGCCAGGCGGCTTTTCATTCATTGAAAAGCTTGACAACTTACGCTCCGACTTTCACGTTAGGTCTGTTACATCTGATGGGTTGATCTTCTTGCTTAAGATCATCTTTGTTGGTAGGTTCATCGATAACACTATCGAGACTGTTTCGGCTAAGCTTATCCCGATGGTCTTACGGTCTGAGATGACGGCTAGCTTTAACGAGAAGGGCGGTGTTTACAACATGATGTTTACGTCAACGCACGGGCTAGCCGCTACAGATGATCCGATGTCGGGTGCGCCGATGAACTTTGGCTATGTGAAGCGCGCCATCTCTTTCTATGCTAATACTGTCGAAGAAGCGTTAAAGCTGTTAGAGCGGAAGCTAACAGAAGGTTATGAGGAGCTTTATAAGTTTGAAGGTGAAACAGATACAGGGAAGCCTATAACTTATAAGATCACTTATGATCCTGAAATCAAGGGTCCACTTAACTCGCTTAATAAAGCGACGCTTGATAAATCCGAACCTGTCTTCTTTACGTTTAACCCACAACTTCAAATTACGTCATATGTAAATGAAATTTTTAGATGCTGTAGTCCACTACAAGAAAAAATCGGGGCGTCAAAAGCAGGATTACAAAAAGAAGGTCATCCTGGTGTATTCATTCCATTGATTCAACCACGAGTCATCTATCATGATGATAATGTTGAAATCAACATTCACATAGCTGTAAATCGTGGTGGTATGCAGGATTCATACATCTTTGAATATTACTTTGCCGACCCTGGGAAGAATGTTGACATCATGAGCTATGACGTTAAGTTCATGTACGTAGGTGCGTGGTTGTCAACTAAGATCAATACAGGACATGATTGGACTACTAATAGAAGCGGCAAGCTACCAGCAGCCGATCCTAAAGTTTACGGTCAGAATATTCTTCCTGAGGGTGATAAAACTGTATCAACCAACTATGTTCCGGTGCAAAAGTCGTCAGTTGCGTTGCAGAAGAACGACATTCGGTTTCAAGCAAGCACGACAACTAGCGACCGTGTTGGGCATAATAGCATGCCCTATCATACTACACCTAGCATCCGGCTTGCATCGGACGCGCTAATGGACTTCCAAACAGCAATTGCTACACAGCAACAGTTTGAAATTCGCGGGAATCTAGACTTACTTAATGGCAGCGCTTATTATCCTGATGGTGGACATATTGGAAAGCTTTATGCAGGAAATAATATCTGGATCAAAGTTAACATCTATATGCCAGACAGCACCAGCGCAACAGGCAAACGACAATTCTTCTATACTAACTACTATAAACTGCTTAGCATTGAAAATGTTTTCAGCAATGGGCAATTTAAACAACATCTTACTGTAATCATGGTTCCAGAGGTAGAAAATAAGAAATGAAAGAAATCAACCGTAGAGCTACAGGCATTACAACCTATGGCAAATTCCTAGGTATGACAATCGGCGTTGTTAAAAATAACGCTGATCCTATGCATCACGGCAGGTTGCAAGTTTACGTGCCTGCATATGACGCCATTGATTTCAAGGTAGAAGACCTGCCTTGGGCTAGTTATATTTCACCATTCGGCGGCGCTGTAGCAAACTTTGCTGTAGGACGTGAGCATGAAGCCTTGCCTGGAATTTCAGGATACGGCTTTTGGGCTATTCCTAAGAACAATGCACAAGTGCTGATCGGTTGCATCGACGGCAACCCTGAAACTCGTTTTTGGGTCGGTTGTCTTTACATGCCCGAGCATAATCGTACGTTGCCTTCGGGTATTGACGGTGTGACATCTGAAATTGACGAGTCAGGGTTATATCCTCAGACTGACTTTCCTCATATGCAGAAGCAACTTTCTGCTGCTGGCCTTTGGAAAGGTTCGGCTCACTTCCGAACCCGCGGCGGTTACGAGCGTTCAGTTTCACACCCGTCAAATAAAAATAAGAATAAGCCTACTGACAATGGCTACGCGCCAAAGCCGCTTGAAAGCGGGAAGGCTGACTCTCAGACAGTTAGCTTGACAACGCCTGGTCGTCACATGTTTGTGATGTCAGACGTTGATGAGCAGTGCCGAATTAGGTTAAAGACAACAAGTCAAAATCAAATCATTCTTGATGATACGAACGAGCGTATTTACATCTCAACGGGTAAGGGTAAGAACTGGGTTGAGATGGATGAAGGCAATGGTCGAATCTACATCTACTCTGACTCTAAGATTAACATCCGGGCTAAGAATGACCTAAACCTTTACTCAGATGAGAACATTAACATTCGCGCCCATAAGCGTGTAATGATTGAGAGCGAGACCAGGTCTTTGCATCTTACAGCAAAGTATGATATCACCGCTAAGAGCACTGCAGCCGATATCTATATCATGGCTAGCAGAGACTTAAAGCTACGAACATTTGACGGTCCAAAAGCCCCAGTACTCCCTGAGGTGCTTGGTTGTAAAGGTCCGCCGCTTGATAAGCTGTATCGTTGGCCAGAAAAGGGCGGTTCACCTACAAGCCATATTGAGTTAGATGCAGCTTGGCAGCTAAAAACCGTGTCTGGAAAAAGCACGCTTATTACAGTTAATGATAAAGATGCTTTGGGGTTCAACTTAAAAGTTAATAACAGCGGTCATGTTAAGATTACCGGTACTACGATTCATCACGACGTTGACCTGCTTACATGGAAGCCAGGTCTTGAAACCAACCTATACGAGCTTGAAGGTGTTGATAGCCCATCTAATCAACGCTATGAGCATAAAATTATCGTGCTGCCGGGCGTAACGCCAGCATCTGCATATAAAGGCTTTATCAATCTTGAGTTTCCTATGGCTGGTATGCACTTGCCAGTCGTTGGCGGACATCCTGGCTTGATGATTCTTCCTGATCATGAGTCGTGGATTCGCGATGAGGACATTGTCTGGTGCGTGAACCGGCCTCGTAATGCTAAATACATTGATCCATGACACAAACCTATAAGTTCTACCGCGGTTTTAGCACAAAGTCTTACGAAAGTAAAGGGAAGGGCTTTGTGCTCTATAACGTAGAGCTGATCGAAGAGGACCTCTTTAATGAGCTTTTCACGATTAAGGGTGAACGTCTTGAGATGCCTGACTTTGGCACGCGCATCCCACTGCTGATCTTTGAGCCGAATGACACGCAATCAGCAGACGTGCTAAAGGAGGACGTGACAGCTGTAATTAGTCATGACCCTCGTGTCAACTTAGTTGCGTGTGACATCGTCTCGTCGCCTGACAATCATAGGTTGATCTGCGTCGCAAAGGTGCGTTACATCGAGTTCAACGTTGTCAAAGACCTGCGTATTGAGATCGGGTCGCGATGAAAGTGCTTGACATCTTTGAAAGCGATACAGATTGGTCTGGCGCAAAAGCCGCGTTACTCAAGTTTCAGCAAGAGCTGATTGACTGCGGTGATCCTGATCTCGAAGTAACTATCGAGCAGCCATCAATTATGCTATTGAATGATGCGGTACGTAACATGGGAATGAATCGCGATTCGCTTAACAGAAAGTATTGCATCGCTATTAGTTCAGCTAGCATTAGCCATCGTCAGCTATTATTTTATAAGTGGTTGCATTCGCCTGTACCGCAATATGCGCTTTATGATCCGATAACAGACATACCAGCAAGTCACGAAGCCGCATTTCGTGCGCTGCTTGAAAAAGCTGCTAAGAGGAGTTAGGATGAAGGTAGCAGTAATCTTAGAAGCAGGCGGATCAGTAAAAGCAGCAGCGTTTAAGTTTCAACAAGAGCTGCTCGATACAGGTGGTTCAGAGGACACGGTTGACGTTGAGCTAGTCGAACCTAATAGAATTCTTATTAGCAAAGCTATTCATGAAAATGGCTGCGACGAAGTTATTAGCACCAAAATAGCTTTAATGCTTGATAGTGCGATGCTTGATAAGCCTATAGAGCTTTTGCTTGTATATTATAGAGCAATTGCTAAGTGGGGCCTCTATCATGTGCAAACTGACAGATTCACAACAGATACAGCTGAGATGCTTGAGATCTTGGTTAAGTGGGAGCAAGACGGACGGATGAATGAAAGCGTTGAGATGTCAGCCTCAACAAAGCTTGCTCGGTTTGCTCGTGAGCTAATAGCTCATGGTTTCGAAGCTGAAGTTAAGAACAAGTCAAAGGTAGGCATCGTCAACAGATCGAAGCTCTGCATTCAAGTCAAGGGATACGGGATTAAGGACGAGTTCAAGCTCTATAAGCCGCTTTGGAAGTGGGAGGCCGACCGTGGCGAGCTCGTCGATGTCAAGCATGAACGTAAGTTTGCAACCGTTAAAGAGATGATAGCTAAGCTGAAAGAATTCTATCCTAAGCTGCCTAAGTGCCTGACATATATGCCGCCCCCTGTAAAAGAAAGCGTTGGTCCGACGCTTCGTTCGCGGATCTTCGCGCTTCAGTCAAACCTCATTGAGATTGGCATCGACGTTGGTGACATCAACAAGCATGAAATTACCCACAGCTACATAGCAAATTCAAAAACCTTTACTCGCTACTATTTTCCTATAACGCTGCCAAAGCGTTCAAAGAAGGGCTTTAGCGAAGTTGAACGCTTTCTCATAGTTTTCATTGACGATGAAGGTGAAGGTCTTGTATGCACGACGGTGCTGCGAGCGACAGACGAGCATGAGCATCAAGCGCCTAGATTGACGCTATCAGCAATTACTAAGCAAACAGGCTTAACACGAATTGCGGACTGGGACGAAGCAGCTTCAGGCCAGCAAGACAGCATGGATAACCTGATTAAATGGTTAATCGGCTAACATGAGTAATCGTAAATAAGCACTATGACAAATCGTTTGCTCTACGCCGCAGAAACTTGGACTAAGGTCTATCAAGCTTTCGAGCAGGTTAACTTTACGGCGTATGACTTTGACGCCGTCAAGCAGTCGCTGCTTGACTATCTGAAGCTCAACTATCCTGAGAATTTTACAGATTACATAGAAAGTTCTGAGCTGATCGCCCTCGTTGAGCTCTTTGCATATGTTGCTGAACAGCATGCATACCGCGTTGACATGGCTGCACATGAAAACATGCTACCGACCGCGCGTCGTAAGCAGAACATTCTGCGGCTTGCTAACCTTGTCTCATACACAGCGTCACGTAACTTGCCATTGAGAGGCTTTCTCAAGCTCAACTCCGTTTCATGCTCAGAGGATCTGATTGACTCGCAGGGCAATAACCTTACGAACAAGGTTATCAAGTGGGCTGACTCAAATAATCCGCTTTGGAAAGAGCAATTTCAGCTTGTAATGAATCGCTTGCTAGTAACA